AAATCACCGCTAAATTTAACGCCATTTGGATATATAATACCTACTCCGTGATCATCCAATAAACAGTTTGTTTTTACGTCTGGATATGCTTTTCTAAATCCCACAAATGCCCTCCAAGCATCACCCTCCCAAATGCCTGTTTGACAAGGTACTGTTTGCGTTTCTTTGCTGTTTGGGTTTACATCGTGCAATATGATTGCACCACTTTTATAAAGGAATTTAGAGGCGTTTATAATATCGCGCCTTACTTGGTCTGCGTGGTGCAATCCATCAATTAAGATAATATGATACTTTTTAGTTTTTGGCAATTGATTAAAGAAGTCATCGGACGTACCTTTAAAATCGGCTTTTCCATTTGGGTCAACTGAATATTTAATTTCTGCCTTAATCTCATTAAATCCTGCACCGTTTTGATATCCTATTTCTAAATAGCTTTTATAGTCATTTTCAACTATAATATCGTTTATAACATCGTTTTTAGTTTTCATTTGAATATAAGTTTTAGGTTCCAATTAGGAAACTCACAATTAAGTAAGTCAGTTATTAATACATCGCGTTCCTTTGCGTACATCAAAGGATTTTTACGCTTAAAATTATTATGGTTTTGTTTCTCTATTTGTGCTTCTTTCATACCGTATAATTACCTTGTTTAAAATGATTAAATTTAATTGATAATGTTTCGTTAAGTGATTTATCACAAACAAACTTAATGACATTTCTCATTTCACTACTTAATAATGATTTTTTAACCCATATAAATGGAATATTTTTAATGAAATAGTCAAAGTTAAAATTGTTGTCTTTTTTCATTCTGTCATACCAATCCCTTTTATATTTAAATCCTTTCTTAGGTTCTGGTCTGTTTTCCCTGCTCTTTTTTAATTCATTAATGTTTTTTCTTAACATATCAGTAAATACAGAATCGTTAATAATGTCATCAATTGAATTAAATGGGTTTTTGTGTATTTCTTTTGGATTCATAAGTTTAATTATTTAGCTATTATATTTCCGCGTTCATCGCGTTTGACTTTAAATGAAATTGAACACCGACAATTTACGGAATTGCTAGCTGAAAATGTTTCCGCACAAGGATATAAACCAGGTTCAATCATTCCTTTGTCATTTGCAACCCAAAAGTTTTGCTCCATTTCAATAAAAGGCGTATCATACATTCCCCTATGGCTTATTCGCGTTCGCGCATCCATTGCTGGTATCCAACGTTTAACCATTACATAATCTGAACTACTCGCTGCAATATACTTGCCTTGGTTTCCTGCTGTTATTGTTTCTGTCCGTGCTATTGCTAATGAACGATTGCGATTATATCCAACGTCATCGCGTATCAATTTAGCGACTTGTTGCGCCCCTAACCCCTCGCTTATTCCTTTCTGTATGATTAATGCTAAATGCCTGCGTGTAGTATCGTTTACTTGCGTTATACGCCCTGCTATTCTGACAATGATAAACTCTTTTAACAACGAACGCCACAAATTGATTAGTACACCCTCATCTTTGCCAAAACCTAATATTGCGATTAAATCAGTTATTAAATCCTTTTTGCCTGTTTCTGGTTTAATCTCATCTTTGTAGGTTATTTTAGCCTCATTAATTGAAACGTCAAAATATAGTTTTTCATAAATTGCCGTTAGTTTATCCTCATTGATATGGCTGTTTATGTCTAAATTATAAAGTCCGTAATCCTCAATATCACTTGCTATGCTTCTATTGATTGAATTTAGATACCAATAAAACTGCTTTTGGTATTTTCGTTCATAGACTTTTTGCCGTGCTAAAAACTTCTTTTGTGATATTAATTCCGCTTTTGTAGGCTTAGCCATAATTTTGAATTAAGATATGTTTGTTTTGTTTCTTTTGAGATTCCTTTTTATTGAAGCAAAAATATAAATGCGGAAATTCTTTTTTTAAATATTTTGTGAGTTTCTCCAAATTATCGGAGGGTTTTATTATTTCGTCATTTAATCCGGGTTTAATTAATATGGCAATATAGATAATTGTCCTACTCATTTAACAAAGTTTCATCTATATCAGTTAGCCCACCGTTTAAATCTTCTAACAACGTCAAACCACTTGGAAAATATAATTTATCCATTAATGGGTCGGTGCTTTGATCGTAATTAGTCATTGCTCGTTTTTCGTTTGGCGTAGTCCAATACATTGTATTGGCTGTTGTTGCCATTTTCTGCAAATCTTCTTGTATTTCATTGAATACCGTATAATCGAACTCAACTAAATATTCATTTCCAAATTTAGCCTGTAACCAACGGTTTAAAACGCTTTTACGAGCCTCAACTAATGGTATAACCGCATCTGTAATTAGCATTTTACGGCTTTCAATCATATTATTTTCGGTGCTGTTTTTAGCGGAAAATAAACCAATTGGCACGTGGTAAGCATTGCATAACTCGCTTAACATATCCGCTTTGCCCTCGATTATGTTTAAGTCAACTGGAGAAAGTCCTATTTGTTGCCACGTTAATTTAGCTGGGGTTACTATGATATCCCCTGCTTTGTTTGCGCCCTGATAAACTTGTTTAAACTTGTCTTTTATGGATAGCGCTTGTGTTTCTGTTAGGTCGGTTCCGTTTTCACCTGCTAATATTCCCGCTGGTCCTTGATTCTTAAACATCGAACCTTGTGTTATGTCAGCATCTTTGTATTTTCCCATTAACATCCTACAAGCCTGCAAAGGACTTTGACCGTAAAATATATCATTTAAAGCTGCATCCGTTACAATAGGATTCCAATATTTAAAGTGTGCTATTTCACTCGCTGGTATTTTCTCTGCTATAAAAGTGAATTTATATCCTTTAACGCCCTCAAATACTGAAATAGGTATAATTGATACCATTGGGGACGGAATAGAATAAAGTTCTTTTGGCTTTGTTGCGTTCAATCCTAATCCGGGTGTTATGCCAAATAAATAAGCGTTACCTGTTAACAGTTTATAACCGTCCAAAGATTCAAAAAGTTCTTGTGTAGATTGTTGATTGTTTGGGGTTAATAGCAATTTTTCAATTTCTGTATTTTCAACCTTATCAAAGGCTTCATTTTTATACTTGACAATATTTGCAAAGTCGCTTGTAGTTTTAGCTAATTGCATCAAAGATTTATACTTTTGATATTTGCCTTTGTTTTTGATTTTATATACTTCAAAGGGTACTAACGAACTCTTTTGCGTAATTAAAGATATAATGCTGTAAACGTTTGGTAAGTTTTTATAACCTTCGTTAATGTAGCTTGAACCGTTATTTTCTGGAAATATCCAACTGTTTTGTGATATAATCCAATTAAGGGAGTATTTGCCCTGCGCTTTTCTAAAATAATCTAATAATCCCATATATATAAAATTAATTCAAAATTACGATATTTATTTGTTAAACTACAAAAAAACTTTTAACGGCTAATAATCTGTTAATTGATTGTACTAACGCATCCTGTAAATCGTCATTTTCACCGTTAGGAAATATTAAAATTCCTTGTTTTACATCAAAATATAATTTATTTAATAATTCCTCATCAATATAAATCATTCCGCTTTCTGCATAAGGCGTTGCCATTGTTGCTCTAGCTATTTTGTCACCTCCAGTTACTTGCACCTCAATCGCTGGTATTCCGTTATTTGTAAGAACTTGTTTAGCTGACTTTCCACTATTATGCACTATTATTTTTTCAGATGTTATGCAAAAATTATGATTATTCTCAACTTCAATATCATAAACATCTGTTTTATCAATAAACTCAAAAGACAATATCTCTTCAATATTTATTTCACGTGCTTCCAACCTCTGTGAATGCAATCTATTATTGTGTGTATGTTTATGTTGTACTCTTCTGCTAACATTTTCTTTGTGTATAATCTCGGTTTGAATTTCTGACGTATCTCTCGAACCATATCCTCGTTCAATATCGCGTTGTGAACATTTGACCCCTTTGTCGGATTCTTTTGTATGCATCCTTTTTTGAAACCCACATTTAACCCTAATTTTACTGAGTGCTTTTGATTCTCGGATTTCGTTACCCATTCCAGATTTATTACTCGATTGTCTGAGCGATTCGCATTTATATGGTTGACTTCCGTTTTGTTGAATGGGTTTTGAATCCAAGTATCCGCCACTAATCGATGGAGTTTCTGTGTTTTCGATATCCCATTTATATTTATCATTGTCCTTAGATAACCATTC